GTTATGTTGTACTAAATGGATACGAAGAAGGTGGATACTTTTCAGAAGTATATGCCAATGCAAGAGATGCTACTTTTAGTAGTTAAATAAAAAAGGAGAATTATATGGATTTACAATCTATTTCTGAAGGAATCAAAGCCACAGGCATGGTTCATATAGTAAAAACTAATGAACATGGTGTGATTACTGATGAGCGTAATGTTAAAAACTTAGTAGTTACCACAGGAAAAAACTATATTGCTTCTAAAATGGTAGCAACAACTAACAGCCCAGTTTCTATGACTCACATGGGTATTGGTACTGGAAATGCAACACCAGCTATTGGAGATACTGCTTTAGGTGCTCAAACTACTAGACAGGCTCTAACTGGCTCTGCTGTTGCTAGTAATTCTATCACATATACCGCTACATTCGCAGCTGGCCAAGGTGATGGTGCTATCCAGGAAGCAGGTATTTTTAATGCATCGACTGCTGGAACTATGCTTTGCCGCACAACATTTCCAGTTGTAAATAAAGGATCTGGTGATACTATTACTATCACTTGGGTTGTTACAGTAAGTTAATATTTAAAGAGGGCATAGAATGCCTCATACAACAGAGCACTCTTATTTAATTAAATCTAAACTCCATAAAGCATTAGCTGAAGGGGTTTATAAAGATATAGTTAATGGGAACTCATCATATTACTATTTTTTAGGTAAAACTTTAAAATGGAATGTTGATGACAATCCACCATATCCAATAGACAGTTATGCATATGAACGTCTAGTTCGTTCTGACATTATTACAATGAAAGAAATTAAATCTTCTGACGTTTCATTAGTTGTTAGAAGAATTGATTGGACTAGCGGACAAGTATATGATATGTATGATGATGAATATTCGAATGAAATACTTGGTCTTGATTTAGTCAATGGTGGTAGTGGTTATACTTCTATACCAACTATTACTGTTACTGGTGGTGGTGGATCTGGTGCACAATTTACAGCCATTATAGACATTGAACAAGGTAAAATAATTGGAACTGATTTAGTTTCAAAAGGAAGTGGTTATACAAGTGTTCCAACAGTAACTATTACTGGTGGGGGTGGATCTGGTGGAATATTAACTGCAGTGTTAAATACTGCTCCATCTGGATTTAATAGATTAGAAGATTGTAATTTTTATGTAATGACAGATGACTTCAATGTTTACAAATGTCTTGATAATAATAACAATTCTCCTTCCACAAGTAAACCAACAGGAACACAAGTTGAACCATTAAAACTTATAGATGGATATATTTGGAAATACATGTATAATGTTCCTATTGGTTTAAGAAATAAATTTTTAACTGGGGATCAAATACCAGTTATTTCTGCTCTAACCAATCAGTTTTATAATAGTGGTGCTTTAGAAAATATTACTATTATTAGCAAGGGTTCTGGATATAAATCAGCAAACATTGTAGTTTCTGGTGATGGATTCCGAGAGTCAGATCCTTCTTTTATTCAAAGCGTTGTAGTTAGTCAGGGTGGTAGCAATTATAATGCTCCAACTGTTACGTTTTCAGATCCATTTTCTACATCGTCTCCATTCTTATCTGGTGGACAAGTTTATCTTGGACAAAGAATTAGAAATACAAATAGAGATTTTTATGAAGTAGTCGTTCCTGGAACATTGGGTGGTGTTGAACCAACGCATAAATTTGGAGTTGTACAAAACAATAGTATTAATGTTGGAGTCTCTTGGGAAGCAAATTTAGTCGTATCATTAAATCAAAAGATTTATGTCTCTGAAAGACTTTATAATGTAACTGTGGCAGGAACATTAGGTGCAAGCCCACCAGTTCATACAACAGGAACAGCTGCAAATGGAACAGCGACTCTTGCATATGTTTCTGCAGTAACAAGAGGAACAGCATCATTAAAATATATTGGAACCACCGCAACAGGAACTGTTAGTAAAAATCTTTCAAATGAAATAACATCTATTAATCTTATAGGTGCAGTTAGAGAAATAACGATCACAAATCCTGGTTCTGGATATATTTCACCACCAAATATTATTATATCTGGTGGTGGTGGCACAGGAGCCGAAGCTGTTGTTAAAATGAATAACGATTCAGTTCTTTATGCTACCGTAACAAATTCTGGCAGTGGATATACATCTGATCCATCTGTAACATTTGGAACAGCATGGACTTCTTCT